GATTAAAGCCAGCCCAATAATAATATTCATAATTTGTTCTCCTTTCTCTTTCTATTATAGTAATAGAAAAAAAAAAAGAAGGGACTTGTAATCCCTATTCGCTATACTTCCAGAATGAACTGATTATCATCATTATAAACATGAATCCTGAAATCCCAATTGTAACTTCAAGAGGGATATTGCTATTAAAATAGCTAAATATCGCATTCTTGAGATTAATTACAAATTGGTGAAAACTCTCATCATATTTATATTGTATTGTTAACCAATGCCCAACAGCATGGAACAGTATAATAGCGAATCCGTATATGATTCCCATCCCTTTGTTCTTGAATTTATTCATTTTTAAATTCCTCTCTTTCTATTATATGAGAGGATAAAAGTGTGTTACCTTTTACAATAACACACCTAGAATATTACCAAGTCTTATCGTATCTACGTTCTAGAATACCGTAAGTTTCCCCAGTAATATCACCTATAGTAATCCAGGCTTTCTGACCGTTGTAATCAATTCGACCCCAATGGTAATCACATACAGTTGTGGTTTTATCCATCTCGTAAGTCTTGTCGATTATGGCTGTACCTACAATCTCAGCAGTCTTTGTGCAATCTGCACGAATAGGTACTGCGATCTTTGGTGTAAAATGAGTAGGGTCACCGTATATATCAATGTAGGCTTTCGACAATTCTTTTATACGTCTAATCTTTTTCATGATACTATCAGCATAAAGACCAGTGGCTCCTGGATTAAGAACACCAAACACACGAACATATACTGGAGCAGCGCTTGTCCACCAATAACATTTTAACGGTTTTAAATTGGTGTCTTCGAATGTGCCTTGAATATACTTCATTTCCTCAGTATTATGCACACCTTGAATTACATTAATGTCACCATTGTAAAACCACAATGTACCAGGATTCCAGTTGTTAGGGTCACCCTTAATATTAAAGAAAAAACTTACAGGCATGTTAATCCACCGCCTTACCTAATTCTTCATAAATCTTATTAAGAGCTCGCTTAATTTCTCCTGTTTGAGACCCAGGTTGTAATGTTCCGAACAAGCGAACATACACAGGCGCTACTTTAGCGTCCCATACATACCCCTTCAACTCAAGACCAGTACACTCTTTATATACATCTTGAATATATTTATGTTCTTCCCCATTGTGGATACCTTGTACTTCGTTGATTGAACCGTTATAAAAATATACAGTTCCAGGATTCCAATTTCCTGGGTCGTTTTTTACATTAAATCTAAAAGACATTGCCATATCATTGCACCGCCTCTTCCAATTCTTTAATAATCTTGTCAAGCGTATCTCGAATATCTTTAGATTGAGCACCTGGATTTAACAAGGCAAATAAGTGTTTATATTCTGATTTACCTTTTTCCCAAGTATAACCTTGTAGGTCACGTTGAGCACAATCTTTGAAGATTTCTTGAATATACTTGTGTTCTTCTGAGTTGTGGATACCTTGAATTTCATTGATAGCTCCATTGTATAGATATACTGTACCTGGGTTCCAGTTTTCAGGATCGTCCTTAATATTGAACCTGAACGCCATTACAGGATATGCAGGTTGAGAGCTATCGCCTTGGCCTCCATATCCTTCACCAAGAGTACCGTCCTTCCAAGCTTGGTCTACTGCATCTAAATATCCGCCATTAGCTCCATTTACTCCATTACGGATACTATTCATCTGTGGTGCGTATCCGCCATATCCTACTGCGGCATAATCGTATGCTGCTCCACCTTGCCTAAATAGACCAAGTGTGAACGCATTAATATCTTGTTTACCAGAACAATTATATCCGTGTCCAGAAATCAAATATGTCCAGTCATTCATATAATCTGCTACAGATGCGTAGTGCATGTATGTTCCACCTTCATTAGCAGGTCGATAACTACCCGTTGTAACTACTACACCTGAAGGACGAGTCTGAGCTCCACCAGTCATACCACCCCAGTTGTTGTCTACACGGGCCACATTAGACGCACCCCACCATGACTCAAGATACAATTGAGAGATACAGCCTGAAGGCAATAGATTACGTTTACTACACCAACCAAACAAGTCCGATTGTACACTTGCTGGTAGTGTGTGACCTGCGTATGAAATATCACGAATAGGAAATCCTGGTTTCTTCTCCCCTCCACCAGACGCACCACTTGAACGACCTGCGTCAGAATATGGTGGTCTAGTTACACCAAGCCAAGACCCATCAATTTGTCTATTTACATACACACAAGGGCCACCGTATCCATTAGTACCATAGTTCTGGTCAATAGAACGAATACTATTACCATTACGAGCAATGATAAGACCTGTATGCCCATACCCATGACCAGGCTCTGACTTACAAAAGATGTCACCTGGTGCGCATTGTGATGCTGGCAATACAGCCCATCCATTAGCACGACCTGCGGCTAACATGTCAATACCATTACCAGGCATACGTTTACCGAAGAACCATTGTGCTAGTGCATTAGGTACGTCTACACACTGCATTCCATAGGCTCCATCAATATCGACCCCAGTATGACGATTAGCCATATCTGCAAATCGATTAATAACTTCTGCTACTGTTACCAAATAACAACCCTCCTTGAAAAAAGACCACAAGCGGTCAAATAAGCTTGCAGTCTAATTATTTATTCGTAATAATTTACGAGGTCGTCTTTGTTCCAGCATGAGAGCCATACTGTACCGAATTGACCAAATTCGAATAGACGCCAGTAATATCCACCATAGTATCCACCGTCTTCGGTATCAACAATATTAGTTTCATCACCAGCGAATGAGAAGAACATTCCAGCTTTAAAGTCTTTAGACTCTCCGTCTGGAAGGTCATTACCATCAGCATCAACCCAGTTAACCATATCGACTGGGATCCCATTTTCTCATTACTACCCACTATTCCTAGTGGGATTAGACTATATCTTACTTTAGATATTTTCTGTCATATTTTCCAAAATATTTCTTTTCTGCTTCAAGTCTTAGTTTTTCAGCTTTAGCTTTGTCTTTAGATGAACCTAAAAAGATTCGCTCGTTACCGACTTGAATTCTAGCAACCCACAGACCTTTTTTATTCAAGTTAACACCTTTTATTTTAGAAGTATTGTTCTTGTAATTCTTTTTATTCATCATATTTTCTTGATGACTTACAACTCTTAAATTACTTCTTCTGTTATCTAAAGGGTTACCGTTTATATGGTCTACTTGCTGTTCCCTGTCTTCAACAGACATAATCTGCCTTGAAAGTACCCTTTTAGCACCTTCTTCAAAAACACCAACAGAACGATAGTTGTTTCTTTTATCATTATGAATATATAATGTTTTATTGTGTTTTTCAAAATCATCAACATCAAGTAGAACTTCTTCTTTACCAACACGAACACTAACGTAATCATCGTGATATTCGTGAGGATAGTCTTTTTTCCACCTACATTCATTTGAACAGAACGAGTTAGAAACATTATTGTTATATTTATAACGTTTAGCTTGATTGTATGTGGGGGTAAACATCTTACCACATCTAGAACAAGGAATTTCAGAAATAATAACTTTAGATTTACCGTATTTTTCTAAAGCACAAGTTTCAGAACAAAAGACTGATTTGCCTTGTTTCGTTTTTAATAATTGTTTTCTGGAAACTTCAAATACTGTATGACAATTGGCACAAACGCCACGTTTGGTTTTACTCATCTTATGATACCTTTCTTTTTTTTCTAAAGTCTAAGCACTTCCACTCACGTACAAATAGTGAGTGTACTCCCTAAAAGGATAGTCGTTACACCTTTCTGATACAATATATCAGACTTGGCACGGTATTGTCCGTTCTGGATATCCACCGTTAGCCATGTATTTTTTTTTTACATGACACCGCTTTGTTTGCGTTCACTTAGTTTATACTGAGCTGAAAATTAGGCAACCCAGTCAAACCCAATTGGTGCAAGATAATCGCATTTAATTTGCCAAATACCATTAATATATTTAACTTCATTGGCTTCATAATATGCTTTCTCTTGTTGTGGATTAACAACCGTATTAGGTTGATTGTTTGTTTCTGGAGCTGAATCAGCGTAACGCCATACTTCAATGTAAGCTGGTTTATTCCAACCATAATAACTATCCCATGGATAAGTATTGATAGCTTGTCCAGGTGCTCCTTGCGTTGAGTAATCACAAGAGATGAAGTTAACACTGTCAAGCATCACACCGACGTGTCCACCAGCACCACCAGATGAAGACATATCAGCACCCCAACTCATAAGGACAATATCACCCATAAGAGGTTCCCAGTCTTCATTACGACTTACACGATAAAAACCGTTATTCGCAAGTTGTTGACCAAGAGTAACAGTTGATGGTAGACCTTGAATAGCAATACCTGCTTCTTTCAAAGCTTGCGATACAGTACCAGAGCAATCTCCAGTACCATCAGAGCCATTACGTGACCCATACATTGAATATGTAATAAGACCACGACGAGTTACAAACCAATTTACAATAGATTGTTGAACACTCATTTAAGTGCCTCCTTGTTTATTTTTGAATAGATTGTTTAATCTCCGCGATAGTTCTCTCTAACTCTTCGACCTTCTGTTTTAAATCATCAATTTCTCTTGTAGGTAATTGAGATTTAACTACAATAGGGTCTTGCGCAAATTTATTTTGTTCCATAACCTGTAGGAAAAAGTTATTATATGTTGGAAACAATCCATACGCTTGACTAACAGACAATGATGAAGATTTTATTTCTTCAATACTTCTTGCAAGAGAGGAATTTTTATTAGCCCAATTTCGCATTGCGTCTTGTAGCCATGGCGATGCAGGCGAACCGTAACTTGGATTATCAACAAGATATAAATGCCCGACATGCTCTTTATCAGCCTTATCAAGAACAGCCTTATAATTTTCTTTTGTGACGTTGTAAATACAATGCCAGAACTTATTATAAGGTTGTGATAAATAATACGAAGGAGTGACTTCACGTGAGCCGTTGATATAATTGTCAGCAGAAGACTCGAAGTTCATGAACACATCAGCAGAATCCAACAACGATTCATCGATATTCGAACCAGGATTAGCCACTACAATGAAGTCTTTTCCATAAATATCTTTGATACGTTTACCCATCTCAATATATTTAGGAATAAGACTAGCTTGTTGTGAGAATCCATTAATTGTTTCATCTAGGAATACACCTTCAATTGTATACCATTCTTGGTATTTTTTGATTTGACTGATAATAGAGTCAATCTCGATTTTACCGTATCCAGTTGCGACATACCCAATTACAGTGGCTCCTACTGCTTTAGCTCGAATAGATTGTTTGACATACATATCATCTTTTTGGTCACCAGGCCCACTATTAGGGTTAATAATAACAAATCCGAGTTTGTCAGACATAGTAATGGCTTGGTTCCACTTAGATGTTGCTTTCTGGAAATCAGGATACCAATAACTAATAGGACTGATAAATCGTTCACCATTAGATGGATTTACCAGTTCGTATTTATTATTGATGATATCAGATTGGGCTTTTTTAATATCTTTACCTACAGCTTTAGCAAACTCTAGATTGCTCATATATTATTACCCCTTAGCTGCTGTATATGCTGCTGTCAAGTCTTCAGTTTCAATAGCTGTAATACGATTACCAAACTCTGTAAGTTTAGTAATAATACCAGAATCAACATTGCCACCACCAGCGGTGATTTTATCAGCAAGTTCTTTGAGAGTATCGAGCTCTTCAGGAGCACCACCGATAAGGTCGGTTTTAACTTGTGCAATTGCAGTGTTAAGTTGTTCTTGAGTGATACCTGTTGGTAGACTAGTAACTTCAGACTTGTCAGCTTTTTGAGCAAGAGCAGCATCAATACGTTTAATATCAGCACCTACGGCTGAGAATGCATTTGAAAGATTTGACATAGAGTCCTCCTAAATCTTAGCAAGGTTGTAAATGTTAAGGTAATCTTCACCGCTATCGACTAACCCTGCTTGTTTAATGTCGTTAGCAATGACGCGTAGTTTCTCTTCATATGCATCAGGAGGAATAAGAGTATCCCCTCCGAAAGAAGATTGTACTACTTTGACTTTATATTTGTTAGAAGGGAAGATATGACCATCAACTTTAATCTCAAGTAGATATTTACCATATTCTAAACTCTTCCCTAGAGCGAATGTGACAACGCCGTCAACAACTTTAACATTCTTAGAGAATTTAATTTCACCAAGTTGAGACAATGTAACAATACCTTCTCCAGTTAGAGGAAATACGTTCCCATCGTCGTCTAAGATCTCGAATGTAAATTCTGAAGAAGTGTCTCCGCTTTTGATAACATCGCCACCGTCAATAAGTCTGAGGGACGTCATCAATTTAGACATGGGTTACTCCTTTTTAGTCTTTGCGTGGTTCGTGATAATTCAAGGCTTGTTCGCTATCACCCACACCTTTAGTTGTTGGGTCTGTAACAATACCAAGGATAACCAAGATAACAACAAGAGTATTAACTCCCTCTTGGATATTGCTAGGGATTGTAAGTCCAAACTGTTGCAGCATCAAGAATACTGCTGAGATAAGAGCGATAAGTGTAGTTTTGTTTTGTAAACGTAATTTAAAATTAATCATTATTTTCAGTCTCCTTTTTAACTTCATCTTCATTCTTATGAGGGTCTACTCTATCCGACACATATTTGGTAATAAATGGAATTTTAATACCAATAGCTTCCCCATTTTTTAGAATGGACGCAGCATAAGAAAAGAATAAATAATAAATAAACATATCAGCTTCTGTTGTTACATTAGCCAATACAGCTAAAGGGTAGCTAATCGCTACAGTCACAAATATAAAAGCATGACTACCAAGACCCTCTTTGCTTATTGTGGAAGAGAATTCCTTACGAGCCCAGCTTCTGATATATCCTAAACTAATATCAAGAATAATCACCCAGAATGTAGCAGCTACCATAAGATGTTCATCAATACCATGGCTATAGAAGTCGATGATATATCCTATGAGTCTACCCAATCCATCTGCTGGGGGCTGTGTCGATGTGAGTAGATATAACAATGTTACTTACCTCCAAGAGGAAATTGTACAACGTCAGAACAAATATCTTTATGAATTGTTCCAAGGTTATTATCTTTGTTTAAAATAACACTACTATCTGGAGTGACATTGCGAGTACGTGCCTCAGCATGTTCGCTCATATTAGACAATCCGATAGCAGTTGTGCCGACGAGGCCAGCCAATGCAATTTTTGTATGTATTCTCATTTCTAATCTTACTCCTTCTAAATTGGAATTGTTACAACTGTTCTTATAGGTCTACCTTTTACGGTATTCAACACGTGAATTGACCCATCAAGATTGACTTGGAACAACAAATTCCTACGTTCTTCACGTGAGAAATCAACACCAGATAGCATTAATGGATCTGGATAGTGCTCTAGATATTTTGCTGGGAAACCACCAACAACGGTTCCTTCGTTTTCAGCAGTAAAATTAATAGAAATATATAGAACCCTAGCAGACACTCTCCATGACATTTTGCCATTAGACTCAGACCATTCTGTATCAGGGAACTTAGGTTCTACTGGTTTTACTTCTTGTTGTAAAGCAACCCAGTTAGTCCATTGATTTCCTCGTTTTTGTCGAGTGTAAATCTTATCATTAAAGAAAGAATTAGCTTGTTGCATAACATAAGTATCTGTATTAGAAATAACAGTTAGATACCACCATTGACGGTCATTATTTGGCATATTACCACAATCGTTAACATTGTAGAACCCAGTCTTTAGAAGGTTATTAGCATCGTCAGAATTGACTTTCAAACAGGTACCGTTTTTCTCAGTGAGTTGGTGATTTTGAATTTCTTTATCTTTAATACGATAAACACCATCATCAATACTCACATCACCAGGTGCAACTTCAACCTTGTATTTTACTCGAACTTTACCAATACCAACACCATTACGGTCATATTCCACAACCACTTGTTCTGTTGATACTGGAACGTCGTAAGATACAGGAGGTGATAACTTGTCTGAAATTGTAGCTCGTATAGTGTATGTATTCTTAGGAGAGAAATCGCCAGTAAGAATACCAATACGGTTAACTTCTTCTACTGTTTGGTTAGACCCAAAGTTAGAATTAGAACCTTCATTCAACACAAACGTTCTACCACTGTCTTCTGATGTTGAGAATTTAACACTTACACTGTTTTTTTGAACACCATCAACTTTTAGGTTTGCGACCTTGTAAGTTGTAGATAGTTTAATTTGTGATGCATTTTGTCCAACACGATCTGCTGTAAAGAATATCGTAGGTGAGAAATATGGTAATACTCGAATATTAACTGATTTCACATCTGATTTCAAACCACGTTCATCTACAACATACGCAGATATGGTTAAATCTCCAGTAAAATTCATTACACCAAATCGACCATTATTGTCGTCTATTGATGTGTTCTTTCCAACAATTTCGGCATGATAACGTTTAATACCGATACCAAAACTTCCAACAGCGCCAACAAATGTACATTGTATATTTGACAAGATTTGAAGGAAAGTCGTGTTAGAACCAATGACATTTTTAACAGCTTGATTGGTTTCTGTTAAAGTTATACCTTGAAATGTAGGTTTAACGTCACCATTAGTGTCATTGATTTTTAACACAATCCCATATTCTACTTGTCCTATTTTTGTAGAACCAGAATATGTCTCAATAACAAGAGTACCGTTGTGTTTTTTATCCGTACCAAGCTCTGAAGTCAGACTTGTAGGTACAGTCCAAGTTACACTTGTGTCGACATTCTCACCAATAACACCAGATTTAACACCGAATTTATATAAGACCTTATGTCTAAAAGCAGCATTTTTCTTATCGATATTAATGGTCACTTGTTGTCCAAAATATGCCTCAAAACCATCACTTGTGGATGCTCGGGCAATAGGTGGAACATCGACATCAAATCCGTTAATAACCAAAGTATTTGGAGAATATCCACCTTGTCCATTAAGCTGAGCCATGATGCCAAATCGTTTATTACCATTACCATCGTGCCATACCTTGTAGGTTTCATCTAGCAGTTGTTGTGTTTGACCAGCACCTAGAGTACCAATACTGAATCCATAGCGTCGTCCACCATCAAAATCAATAAAACCTGTACAGTTATAACCAGTAAAAGACCAACCACCAGAGACCAAGAATACACGAATCCTATAGTTAGAATAGTTTTCTATATCATTCTGATCTACAAGGTCAACCCACATCTTCAACCGATACCCACGGTCGTTATTACTCCAATGTTCTGACATTAGTTACCTCCCACATTGATATCACCGACATATCGGATAACGTTCATATCCAAGTCAGCGAAATATTGTTCAGTCCTATAACGACCTACTTGAATAGTTTTAACAAAAGTACCATTGTCAATATACAACATACCTTTATCAATATACATGACTTCTTTACCAGAAGAGAACATAGAAATACGTCCTGCTGGTGAGAACATGATTGAGCTTGACCCATCGGTTTTACCGATCGTAAGCCCTTCATTAGATTGCGTAATGAAGGAATCGATAAAGCTTGTCTTAGACGCCATATCGCCCAAAGCAGTTTGGAGTTGGACGATACGTTGTGATTGAGTTACAATGTCACTTTCAGCTTTAACACGATTAGCCTCTGATGATTTAAGATAATTCTTATAATCAGCAATCCAAGCTCGTAATTCATCAGCTGCAGCTTTAGCCTGCATTTCTGCACGCATTTTAGCATTATTCTCAGCAAGGAGTTGCAATTGTTGAGTTGTTAAAGCATTATCGGCTTTAGTCTCAATCACATCTGCTAAGTCGTAAGGTGAAGCTTGCCATACACGAGGCGTAGCTCCTTCATAAACATCTAGTTCGGTAAAGAATAACATAGACGTACCGTTATCAGTACGACCAGCGTTATCGATACGGATAAAACCTTCATCGCATTCACCAGAATTGAATATGTTTTCGAATCGTACAACTTGAGTTGTAGATGGAGAACCGTTAATTGATTTAACATTTACAACTTTTGTAAACGATTGAGTTTCACCAATCTTACGACCCAAGAAGTAAATATCGACCTTTTTAAGATTACCTGTACCAAACATTGACACATTAAGAGAATATGTTGTATTGCGTTTAACAGGGAATCGTCTAGTTGCGGCAGGAATACCACCGTTAGTGTCGTTAGTCAGTAAGAACATTTCCCTTGTATTATTGTAATAAAATCCGTGCTTAGCTACACTCAATTTATTATTAGGTTGTCCGATTTCCCAATAACCCCAATCGTTGAGGTTCTTAGGAAATGCTGAGTTTCTAACAAGGTTATCACCACCAATAACGATACCACCAGTCATATCAATCCAAGAATATCGACTTGGGTCTCTAGAGTCAGCAGATTCGAAATCGGTGTAATGCCCAATGTACCTGAATTTATTGTTAGTATTAACTAAACTAAAATCAGAACGACCATCAGCAGAATTTGCATAAGCGAAATGGACATACGGTGTTCTACCATCAGCACCAGGTCTACCAGGAACCCCAGCTTGACCATCCTGACCACGCCATTTAGTCCAACGATATTTTCTTTTATCGGTTGAGTCTTGTTGAATATTGTCAACATACATACCAATGTAAAGCTTGTTGATATCAGTCTGACTAAATCCGTCGCCATTTTGATTATCAGCATACGCAATGTGAGTGTAAGATGAAACACCATTTACACCATCACGACCTGGAAGTCCTTGATCGCCTTTAGGGCCTTGTAGACCGTTAATACCATCACGGCCAGGTCTACCGTCTTGACCATTCTTAGACACAGTGTAGACAGACTCTGAAGTATTGTCGGTATAGGTCAAGGTCATACGCATCCAAGTGAAGTTAAGTTTCTCAGTTGGAACTTGTCTAGACCAACCACCAGTAGGTCGATTTACTCCATCGTTGGAAACAGCATAATCTACAACTGTACTTCGAATACCAACCCCATCTTTACCTGGAATACCGTTAAGACCGTCGTTACCATTACGAGGAATATAGACTTTCTGAACACTAGTCTCAACTGTATTGTCAGTATAAGACCAACTTGTCTTAGTCCAGAACCATTTCTCTTTCACAAGAGTTGGAGGTTGTTCTGTCCAAGTTGTAGGTTCCGCCTTGTCTGAATCAGATATACCATAGCGAATGGTTGTTTGTCTAATACCAACACCATCCTTACCAGGTTTACCATCTCGACCAGGAGCTCCATCGTTACCGTTACGACCATCTAGTCCTTTAGGGCCTTGTTCACCACGGTCACCTTTAGGCCCAGTTTCACCCATCTTAGCTACAGAATATCCTTGTTCGGTAGTCCCATCAGAGTAGAACCAAGTAGTTCTTGTCCATAAGAACTCACCTGGATTTACAATAGGAATATCAGGAGTCCAAGTACCGTCCTCAAACACAATATTCTTGACCCAAGTAATATTACCGTTGTGGTAACTATTGATACGAATTTCGTAATCACCTGTAGGCCTATTGTGAGTGTATTTTGTACCCGTACCAGTATTCGAGTCTGAGATAATTGCCCAAGTTGAGAAAGTAGGATTTACAATCCAGAGAGTAGCATTATTACTACTTTGTTCGAGGTTATGAATGTTAGTCCATACACCATTCGTCTCAGCAGATAAAATATAAGTCTTACCTTGTTCAAGACGAACAAACTTACCAGTCATAACATTGTTATCAATTATTGTACGAGACGGTCTAATCTCACCTGGGAAAGATGCTACAATACGACCTTCAGGTTTATTCACGCCATTGTTAGATTTACAATATCGTAAAGTAGTATTGATGATACCAACGCCGTCTTTACCTGGAAGTCCATCTGTACCATTAGACCCATTCTGTGGAATATAAGTTTTCTGATAACCAATCTCGCTTGTATTATCAGTATATGTCCATTGAGTTTTAGTCCAAAGATATTTACCCTTTACAAGAGTTGGAGGTTGAGCAGTCCAGTTAGCAGGTTGAGTGTTCTCATTGTCTGAAATACCATAAGTGATATTTGTAGAACGAAGACCTACACCATTCTTACCAGCAATACCATCATTACCACGGTCACCTTTGTCACCCTTCTCACCTTTAATTTTTGTCCAAGTATATCTTGTAGGGTCATTACTATCGACTTGTACAAAGTCAGTGTATTGACCAAGATATTCCTTGTTCGTGCCATCGCTCACATGAAAATCTTTACGACCGTCAGCGGAGTTGGCATAGGCAATATGGATAAATGTTTGACGACCATCACGTCCAACAGCACCAGGTGTACCAGCGGCGCCGTCTTGTACGTTAGAGAATGTAACTTCGGTTGTTGCGATTAATGCGCCCTTTTTAGTTGTTACTGTTGCGTAATATGTAGCCGTCTTGACAAAGTCTGTTGTGGATACTGAGATTTGTTTGTTGGTAGAAGAGAAGTCACTAAACCCTGTTTCATTGCCATGTTTCATTTTCCATGAAATTGAGTAATCATCAAGATTGAGTTGTTCTGTTCCTTTGAGTAATTTCAAACTTACAGCAGAAATACCATAACCATTAACAAACTGAGTACCGTTGCTGGTTGAAGGGATTAGAGAATATGCATCCTTACCGTCTTTTACAGTAAAGATTGTTAAGTCATTTTGAAATACGACTTCACCATTATCCCAACCCTTAACTTTAACAACAATCTTTTCTTGTCCAGCATAGTCTTTAGACTTGATGTCTAAGAAATCTCCAGAACCGATAACTTGGTCATTTACTTCATAAGTGAAATATCTACCAGTATCTTCTTTCTGTAATTTGCCACCTTTATACAATCTAGGATAGAGACGAGTCTCATCATCGAGGGACTTGAACGCAACACCGTTCGAAGTGAGGACACTCATTGTATATGGTTTAGCATCTTCAATCATACGAGCATACCTGTCCAACATGGCGCCCGTTAACTGACTAGCCATCTCAACAATATTAGATACTTCAATCTTATATATAGATGGTTTTGACAATGTAGTAGAAATCTTTTCAACACGAACTCTCAGCAATAGCCCATTCAAGAACTTATCGTCAGAGATATAGATAATGTCACCAACATGAATATTGTATTTATTACGTACTTTCGTGCCGTCTAATTGAATGATGTATTTCTTAACACCATAAGCATGTTCACGCAATGCTTTAAGACCAGCATTATATAATCCATCATAATCTGAAGGGTCTAAATCGGTCTTAATCTCTTGTACCGTCCAGTTGTCACACTCGTTCAAGTGGATCATAGACGGATATTCTAGCATTGCTAAAGGTGCATACATTGTATGAGAATTACGCATCATGTAAAACTCATTATGTTTACCATCAGCATGCTTTACAATCATATTCTTTTTAGGTTTAAAATAATTACCGTCTTTGTCTTTAATACGAAGAGCAGTATATTGTTTTGTCCTATCATGAGAATATGATACGCTTGTGACGTGTCTATCAATAAATAGGATTACGTCTTCACGATTTGTACCAATGCCTGAATATAAATCAGTATAAGTCTTTGCCTTGTAGATATTTAATTTAAGGTCTTGCAACCCTCGACCATCTGGAAACATTGTAGGAACGATTTCACACTCTGCTCCAAATTGTTCTGCTAGGTTAAGAATAGTACCATAAATATTAGTCGAACTAGAAATAGATAATACTCTTTTTTCTAACGGAATCTCGTTAACATCTACACGCAATTTTGTATAAGTCAATGCTTGACAAATATCCAAATACTCTTCAAACGTATAAGACGTAGGTTTCTTCTCATCTTGTTTGAATTCTTTAGGATATTCGTTCAACAACTCCATAGACGCATTTTCACATTGGAAAGTCATCTGGTAATCGTTTTGTGTCATGTTACGTACTGAAAACAAGTAGTCCTTACCGTCAAATACAAATGACACATACATATTTGCTTTTAAATGTTGCAGTCTTTCTTGTAATTTTTCATTTACAAATTTATCAACAGTGAAGTCAAAAGTAGCAGCATCACCCTTCAAATATTGTTCTAGAGTGTCGTTATAGAACTTCAAACTTCCTGGGATGGAGTTATCAAGATGGTCGACAACTTCCAGATTATTATTGTGAATTGTAATCCTCATTTTGATTTTTCCTTTACTGTAGATATTGCTCGTTAAACTCTATCTCGATTTCAGGAAGTTCGCCTTTCATCCATGGAGAGAAACTAAATTGTAGTTTAGATTTACCTTTAGGAAGAGTAATCCAACTAGAACCTTTAACGAGTTCTGATTGAGAAACATAACCTTTTTCAGAAGTACCATCTGGAGATAGCCAAATTTCACCATTCCAGTTATCAATTGTGATAATTGAATTAGCTTTGTATTTGTTATCAACAAGAGCATAACGTCTTGTGTTAAGTTTAGTAAAACTTAAAGACTCAAGACACATGATTTCGACTTCTTGAACTCCATAATAGTGACCCATTTGAATCACTATTTTAGAGAAGTTCATGGTTTTTAATTTCTCGTTTGTGTAGTTGTAGTAATGGTTATCAAGGAAGAAAGTTAACTTAGAACCCTCTTTCATAAACCATGCATCGCCAGTCTTAGTATTAAACGACCTATTGGCTGGTTCGTACTCACCATCGTTAGCATGGAAGTGTTTCATTTCATACCACTTTTGGTCACCTTGTTCGTCGACCATGAAACTACAATACATGTCATTACCACGAGTATCATTTTTAACTAACTCATATTCAGCAATTACTTCGTTCTTGTTAGAGAGAACTCCAATACGAATAACTCCAGATTTACCCAATTGTAGAGCATGGAATTTAGCATTAAAATCGACACGGAAGTCTGTACCACCTTTAATACCATCTCGGTCTGCTGGAATATCTATATATCCGATAGCTTCAGCCCAGTGTGGATTTCCAGACCTTGCTTCGTCATTACCAGGATAATGAACTCCAGAAGTCGTATAATCCTGTCCTTCAGATGCATGGTTCATCTCCTTGACAACTAAATGGTTTAATATTTGACTATTTGAATCGTTTTTAGGGTCTACACCCAATACAAGTCGTCCACCAAACACATGTCGACCTTCTTGTAACAGACCCCAACCTTTAGGGCCAAAGTCACCTCGTTTAATCTGGATTAATGTCTCAGAACCTCTACCATCAGTATAAGACTGTGTACCAGCCTCAGTAGATGTTGAAGACCCCAACTCCATTACTCCATTTTGATTTACGATACCAATCCAACCAATATTAGTTTTATTCTTAATACGGATAATCGGGTATGACTCGACATTGGAAGGATTTTTAAGTTCAACATAGATTGACTTAGACTCTTTATCTTTTGTAAATTTCGCATACTCAGTTTGTGGGCCTTCACTAGACACAACAATACCAGTATCCGAATGCCAAAGTCCATCAGGAACAGTGAATGAAATAGTACCAGTCGCCTGTTCCTCTTTAAGACTTTCTGTAAATGAGAATTGACCTTCAGAGATTACATCGTAATATCCATTAGGTTCATCCTCGAATCGCAGATGTCTTGTCCCATTTGGGAAATCAAGAGCACCCGTCATTTCACGTCTAAAGCGAGCACGTTGATTAGTATCAGCAAAAATCAAGAAATCAATCTTGATAGTTTTAGCACCTAGTTTTTGATAGGCATGCTGAGTACCATAACGGTCTGTACCAGTAGACGTTGTATTAGTTTTAGCACCACCAAGACCTCTATCAATCTTGGTAACACCACCACGATAACGTTCGATAAGCTCTGTTATATTGACTTGGTCTGAACCTTCACCTAACAGGATATCGAAATATAGTTCAGTAGAACCACTCATTAAGCGATACCTCCATTAATTCTGTCTTGACGTGCTTTGTATTGTAATTGTGCATCAGCCATACCTGGAGCAAGCACATTGTTAATACGTTTACCATCAATGTAAGTGTTAAGAACTTGGCCTTCACGAAGAAGACCAGCTTGTTCTTGATTAACAACATTAAGTTCACCCATTTGTCCGTTAAGTGTTTCAACTTTACCGATAAGGGTATTGATATTGTCTGAGTTTGTAAGCATTTGAGCAACTTGTGGATTAAGTAATGAGTATTGTAGGTTGAGTGCAGTCTGTCCTGTCAAGAGTCCAGAATAATCTGTAACCGCTTGCAAAGCAGATGTCTCAACTTGACTCATATCAAGGATAGGTTTGATTTTAGGATTAATATCCATGTTGTCATAATCCATATCATTGACTCTATCGACTTGATTTTGAATTTCACCCATCAAGTTATCCATTGCATCAATTACAGTAGGTGCAGCAGAACCCATACCACTAGCAATTGTTTCTACAATGGTTTTACCTGAATGCTCAACCTTACGCCAACCAGCTCCAGACATAGGCCCTTTCTTGGCTGGTGAGTTAGGAATGTGTGCTTTAACTGTAGCCCAAAGGTCTGAGATAGCACTTGTAGCTTTACCGATAGCACTACGAATACCACCAGCAATAGCATCAACCATAGAAGTACCTGCATGTGTAAGTTTAGAAATAACGCCACCGTCTGGTGTCATTGCTGATTTCGCAGCATCAAGTACACTTTTAGCGGCATTAGATACAGGATTTCTACCTTGGTCAATACCCCCTTTAAACGTTCCAGACATCTTGTTACCGTGACCAGTAACATCGTTTTGTCCGAACATTCCTTTAGCACCGTTTACAACACCAGAAGCAGCACCAGCGACCATACCTAAGAGACTAGAAATACCTCGTCCGAATGTGCTTGAAGTGTTTTGACCTTGACTGTTCATGTTTGCTGCACCAAATCGTCCACGAGCTCCACTTACAACACCATCAACTGAACCAGTTACATTTCCTAGTCCATTTTGAATTCCTGTAGCATAAGAACCAATATTACCCAAACCAGCAGCCTCGAATGATTGGTTCATTTCCATAGACTGAAGTTTAGTTGAGATTGAGTTAATAGTTGCGATAATATTATCTACAGCTACTGATGCTTCAGGCCCAACAGCAGGCATAGTTTGCAAGTTAGTTGCAATGTCTTTAACCTTGTTGATGATTGAGTTCATATTACCCATGTTAGTGACAGCAGTCTCATCAGGAGCAGAGTCACCCATAGATTTAGCCTTGTTCATGATGGTCTTCATGTCGTCCATCTTGTCACTAACACCTTCAACATCAATAGATTTCATGCTTGACGCAGATTTAGACGCATCAGATACTGAAGCAAGAGCTTTAGCACCGTTCTTAATGCGTGTCACAGCACCTTCACCGTCTGAGAAGATAGACAAGAAGTCTTCTTTAAAGAGATTAGAGGTAAGAACATTGGCAAGTTTCTTGACGACGTCTGCTGATTTCTGCATATCTTCTGGAGAACCAGATGCAGAGATTTTAATTGCTACATCAGCAAGGTCTTTGACGTTAGTAACAATACCTTTCATGGATGCTAACTGGCCAGAAATCTTGTCAGCTCCACCACTAATAAGACTACCAAAGGCTGTCTTAAGAGTATTCCAACCAATAACGTCACCAAGCTTAGCAACAATTTGTCCAGCTTTAGTCATTGTCTCAATATCACCTACACTCGCAATACCAATAGCTGTAGAGGCTAAGGATTGGATTGCTGTTGTGATACCTTGCATAATCATGACTTGCCCAGCAGCACCCTCAAGACTTGTCACGTTAGACATAAGACTCATGAACGCAGACAAAGCACCTAGAATAAGTGCAAGACCAGCAATAACCATGACAGATGCAGCCAAGTCAATTCCAGCATATGGAATAAGACCGATAGCTACATTTGCTAATGATTGTAGAGCTTGAATAATACCATTAGCTAGAGCAATCGTTGTAGCAACACCGAATCCAGCCACAGCACCAAATATAGATACTACAGTTGCCAATGCTGTAATTACAACAAGGATTACACCTAATGCTAATATAGCCACAGCTCCAGACATCAAATCTCCAATAGAGAGCGGTGCAAGAGAGATAACTATATTGCCCATACCTTGTAGAGCTGGGACGATAGCCATAATCAATGCAATTACAGGAATAACACCCCAAAGAGCACCGAACGACCAACCAGCAAGAAGTGCAAGTACACCAAACTCAGTTGTTAAGATAAATAAGACTTGTCCTAATGCAGCTATAGCAATACCACCCTTGAATAATTCGCCCACAGACAAACCACCAAGAAGTGCTACAGTGTCACCCATTTGTTTAAGACTCCAAGCGACTGACATAATCAATGGAATCATAACAATGATACCCAAAAGTGTCATTGGACCAGTGTTACCAGCAAGTGCACCAAGTACACCAATTATAGCGGTAGTTGCTGTGAGTACCACAGCTAATACACCGATAGCTGTAACGGCAGACATAAGTTGTCCAGACTCGATATCAGCCAAAGGAATAACTGATTTTGAAAATTCCTTAAGAATAAACATGATAGCTGTCATTGTACCAAGTGCTACAATAATACCACCAACAGTCTTAAGGTTTGTGACAAGTTTAGACATACCGATAACGGTTGCTGTCATAACAACCAAGACAACACCTAACACCGCCAGTGATTCACCACCAGCACGAATGCCGTCAACAGGTAAATCGGCTAGTTCGAACAAAGCAAGTGAGGCTTCTTTAAGGACATAGACCAAAGCGACCATTGTACCGAGAGATACAAGGATACGACCTACATCCTTCATATTTGTGATAAGTTTGGACAAACCAATAACTGTTCCTTCAAGAGCGGCTAATGTAACGCCAATCATAAGTAGAGCTGTACTTGCCACAAGCATAGAACCTTGGTCTACTTCTGCAAGCATTTTGATTTGTTCTGATAAGAGCCAAATAGACCCAACAATAACAACCAAAGTAGCAACTGCTGCACTGATTGATGATTTCTTGACGTTGTTCTTTTCCATAGCGATGATAATACCACCGATAGCAGCAAACACACCACCGATGAGAAGTGATACTGTTGTAACTACAGCAATACCAATACCCATTTGGTTAACGTCGATTTCTTGTCCAAGTTTGGATACTGTACCAGCTAAGAGGATAATACCACCTATCTCTACAGCGAGTAGAAGAGCAGCCTCTTTAATACGTCCTTTGTTAGAACGTTGTAATTGGTTGCCTTCTGAGAATTTATTAATTACAAAGAATATAGCAGAGAATAGACCCGCAATAACAAAAGCGATGCTTTTAAGAACGCTCGTACCGTTTTCTAGACCACTCTTATCAACATCAGCAAGTTTTGCTACAGTGTGAGAGAGCAATATGAGACCTAGGATAACTTCACCCATGAGAACTACTACTTGCCATGAGGCACCTTTACCTCCACCAATACCGAATCTGGCTTTACCAGGTATGCTCAGTTTAGCAGACATGGCCCCAGACATAAACTCGACAGCCATAAAGAGACCACCGATAGTAAATGCTAGAGACCTCAAAGTCTTAGTTCCTTGTTCAATTTTACTCTTGTCGATTTCACCAAGACGTTCGATAATACCTACAAGTGATTTAAGACCGAGAATAAGCGACATCAAGACACCAACAGTAGACCATTTGGTATTACCAGTTGTAACTTTTAGTCCACCCATACCAGATGCCATACCAAGGCTCTTACCGCCGACTTTAGCACCATTTGCGCTACCGTCAACACCCACGGCGAATGTTGCCCCAACCATAAGCATGAATTCTTCAAGAGAACGCATTACAGCTTTAAGAGCAGTGATACCATATTCGATTGATTTCTTCTTAGCGGCAATCTCTTCAGGACTTGCAGTTGAACTAAATACATCTAATGCACTCAACAATTGTTTGAATCGTGACATTAAGACATATAAAGTAGCAGCAGTACCTAAAGTTTGATTACCTGTTGAGGCTTCAAGACCAAGTTGGAATTGAGGGCCTACTTTTATACCAGCACCAACCTTGAACCCCATGAGGGCCATGATGGAACCGATAACAACAGCAACTTTCTCAAGTTTAGCCATACCGTTATCAAGAGTCTTATCGTCAATCTTATCGAGGTCGTCGATAATACCAAGAAGTTTCTTAACGGTAGACGCAATTACAAACATTGTAGCAGCTGTACCAATGGTAGCTCCTGAGAATCCAGAAAGCCAAGTAGCACCAACGAGTTCAAGCATAATAAGTCCCATCATCTTAAGAGACTTCATAGCTTTATCCCATTCCATGTCACCAAGCTTAATAAATAGATTACCCAACATCATAACAGATGATGCCAATGAGATCATCATTGTAGCTGATGCCATCTTTTTAAGAAGCTTACGCACTTCAGGGAACCCAAGTTCGTCCATCAATTGTGATAACAAACCTGAGGCTCTATCTCCTACAGATGCTGCAGCGCCAGCTCCAATAGCTTTTGCTTTTTGGATGCCAAGATAAGCACCAACTAGGATTGTAGCCATTGCAGCGATTGCTCCTACAGATTGTAGAAGTTTATCTCCAGGAATAAGAGATACTACAAATAACGCACCAGCGAATTCTAGCATTGCCATACCAATCGTCTTAAGCGTATTTGCTTTAATATTTTTCTGGAAGGCTCCAAGAGTTCCTGACAATTGTGAAAGGATACTATTAGAGTCACCAATACCAAATATTGCTTCTTTCAAAGCTTTAATTGGGTGTAAGATGTTTTGGATTAGGTTTGAGTCTTTAAACTTTTGTAATTGTTTAAATAACAAGAAGAAACCTGCAAGTTTAATCGCAGTATTTCCTTGTAAACCATGTCCAACTGTATCAAAGAATTCAGCCAAATATGTAAATACTCGACCACCTACATCTGATACAGTTTTAAATCTATCAGCAAGCCATTCTAAGAGATTACCAATTCCTTCAATTCCAGACTTGATTAAAGCGGTCTTACTTGAGAAATCAATATTAGAAAATGCTTGTTTTATGGCACCCCAGAAACCATCAAAGACAGATCCTAGTGTTGAGAACGACTCTTTAAGTCTATCAACAATATGCCATTTTGAAATTGTGTCAAAGATCTTACCGAGTACAGTATTTGAGTCTCCTGCTGAAGTTTTGAGTTTATCAAACCCGCCAGTAACAAGACCTACAATACCAGAACCCAGTTTCTTAACACCATTACCGATTGAACCGATAATGCGTCCAAACAAATCAGATACAGTTGTAGCTTCTGAAAGATATTTTGTATAATCTTTAACAGCTCCACCAGCGTCTTTCATTGCTTTAGACAAATGTTTTTGTGTACGTTGCATGAACGTAAGTTTTTCTTCTTGTTTATCTACACCGTCGCCAAGTTCATCGGCTGAAGCTTTACCACCAAATAGACCATTTTCGAAGACTTCTTTAATATCTTCTTTTACAGTCTTGAGGATTGATGATAAAGAACCCAACTTGTCAGAAATTGGCATATCGAAACTCGATTTGAGTACATCAAAGAAACCTTTGAGTGTATCCCATACAAGTTGTAGAGGTGTGAGAAGAAGTTTGATAACATCCAAGAACCACTGAACAGCATCTCCAGCTTTAGAAAACGCTACAGCAATCTTGTCTGTTTCTCCCGGTTTAGGACCTTCACGGAAAGCCCATACCCATTTATCAAATTTATCAGTAAGGTTCTTAAACCCGTTAGCCATTCGTTCTAGTAAAGACAAGCTATTTTCAGCATTAGGATCTTTACCGAAACCGAACATCTTACCAACATCTTTTAGGAATTTACCAATACTAACACCAACTCTATCGAAAAATGTGTCCATTGGCCCGTCAATACGAGTCCAAATGCCATCGAGAAGTCGTGTGATTGTATCCCAGAATTGTTCTAATGCAGCACGTATTGTCATAAATGCATTAACAAGTCCAGAACCATCTAGTTGTGATTTGATACCAACGAATATACGTCCAATACCGTTAAATACGTTAGCCACCATACCAGCAATAAGAATCAAATCTTGGATTATATTATCTGGTACGATTATATCGATAGCCGCGGCTATGCCTTTAGCTACCATTTTCACAACGTCCCATAGACGTATAAATACTTCTACAATATTGTGAATTGCCAGGATTACACCTGGCTTGACAGCATCACCAACATGGAATAAATGTTTAAGATAATCAGTAATCTTAATGATTGTTTCTGCTATCTTAACGAATACCATATTGGTTTTATCACCATTTTCAGCCCATTGCCTAAATATACTAGACTCTGGTATCATTGCTAATATGGCATTCTTAACGCCCTGTCCTGCTAATTTAAGAGACTCAAAGAGTTCAACAATTGCAGAAATGAGGTGTGTACGACCATCAAGTTGATTGAATGCGTGAGCTATTTGAGCAATCATATTTGGGATGAAGGACACAATTGCAGCCAGCATACTAGCTACTGGTGTCCAGATAGCCATAGCTTCTTCACCCTTACCAGCAAGTTCAACCCACATTTTAGACCAAGCATCGTTTACTGCTTCTTCGGTAGCTTCCATAGCTTCCTTGAATGTATAAACGTTTGCAGCCATCTCTTGATATACAGGGTTATTTGCATACTCTTCCAATGATTGCATCAACACTTCATTAGTAAGCCAACCATCTTTTAAGTGTTCTACAAACAATCCTTGCACACCAACAGCATCTACTTGTTCTTGTGTAAGTGTCCCCTGAGCGACGGCCGCTTGGATGATTGCTTCCTTATAAGCTCTGGTTGCCATATTTGCGTTTTCCAATGACATCCAGTTTTGTCGGTTCATATAACCCATTTGCAGTGCTTGTTGAACACCAAATTGTAAGGCTGAACCAAATTGGGCAGTATTAGCACCAGCAGAGGCTGCCAAGTTACCAAAACCTCTCAAAGCAACATTAGCTTGATCCAAACCAATACCAGCATTAACAAATTGTGCCAACGCTGAGTTCATTTGTTGTGAATTGTATTTGGTCGTTTTGGCATATTGCTCCAAGTCACGCATTGTAGCGGTGATGTGGTCTTGCTCTTCTTTACCCAACGCTGCTACCAAGATACGAGTTGAGTCAAGTTCTCGTTCATATTCTTGATAACCTTGGACTACAGGAGCAAGAGTCCATTTATTTAATAACGATGCCCCAGCAGTGATTGCACGAGATGCAATATTACCCAAAGCTACCGTTGCAATGCCTTCCAGCATTGAGAATTTACCTTTAACACCCTCAACGCCAGAACCCAATTGTTCCATTGAGTTTTTAGCATTTGATGCTCCAGACTGGATTGCTCCAAATCCAGAGCCAGCATTTTCTCCAACTCTACCCACAGCAGATGCTGCAGTGTTAGATGCATTACCGACACCTGTCATCTTCTCCACAATGTTACCAAGAATTGGGACGTGTGAGACTAGACCTGCAAGTTTACTTGACAGAGAACCTGTCGATTTCTCAACATTATCAACAGATTTACCGTTGATCGAGTCCATCTTTTGTTGGAAGTTACCAACATCTTTAATAGCATTTTGAAGTTTCTGTTGTAAATCAGCGGCGTCGAGTTTTAGTTTATAAATCTGTTCTTTTACTACAGAACTAGGCATTAACTACTCCCTCCCGACAAACCTTTTGCAATATTACTTGTTATACTGTCAGTTCTAGGAGACACAAAGTCGTTTGGTCTAACGTAACCTCCAGTACGAGTGTAGTGTCCATTCACCACATATACAACAATAGGTTTACCATTCTTAGCTTTATGTGAGTTTTCGAAGATAACATCTATCTGGTCTTTACTCATCGTAATTCGTCTACTCCATGACGACTTAGTCAAGCCCGACCTAACAGGAGTGCTCTCAACAATGTCGTCATAAGCTTTTTGAGTTTCAGCATCAACTACTGTATAGATTTTCGCCATATCAGTTTCTTTTTTAAAGTCGTCGAATAAGTTCTGAAACTTACTATCTGATGACATTGAATATTTCATTTTGAATTAACCTGTAGTTCCCATCTCAGCACGTCGTTTAGCATTCAAGTCTTTATACATGCGTGCAGTTTCTTCTTTACTACGTTTCTTCTTAGGTGCGTTTAATTCACCTATAACCCCAAGCAATACAAGAAGTCTATGGATATTCCATGTTTCACAACTGTATGGTACTTGTGCATTCGCCATATACGCATAGATTACCTCTGATGTTAATATACGACGACCACCTTCTCCCGATGAAGAAATCGTAGTCGCAGTAGGTTTGCTATTGATGTATTCGATTATCTCCTTTATGTTGGATTCAGACAATTTGTCTATGTCGAACCCTGTCTTATCTAAATTCATTAATTGGACATAAGCTAGTACTTCAATAGGTTCTACCTGCAAGCCATTTAAAAAGGGAAACGGTTTTTTAAACACCATCTCCCATTGACTAATAGCTAACAACGAATGCTCGAAATGGTACACTTTTCCTGGGAGAATCATGCTCGTTGTTTCGTCATAAATCTCCTCTGTAACTATCTCAAGCATACTTGCTACCTACTATTTTTTGCTACGACGTTGTTGACGGTTACCTTTATTGGCAACTGTCTTAAGCTGAGCGTTTTGACCCTTGTTCTTACCTGAACGACCTTCTTCAATCAATTGTGAGAAGAATTTACGTGCAAATGCTTCATCTTGGATGAAATCTACGAAGAGTTTACCGTATGCTTCTGACGCTAGGAATTCATCGCGAAAATCTTTCGTCTTAGTAAAGCGTCCATCAACATTCTTATATCCAACGGCAATAGAAACAAATTGCTCGATAAAGTCCATGATGCGGTCTGCGTCACCTGATGCCGCTACATCTTTAACGTAAGTCTCCCAGTCTTTATTTCCTGAGCGACCCATAATACGAAGTGCTTCGGCACTGTTAATGTGGAAGTAAAACTTCTCAGTGAGTTCATCACCAGAGAGTGGTTCTACATAAGTAATTTCTTTTACAATCATTTGAATAAATCCTTTCTTATAAAAACAAGTTCATTTTGAAATTTTAACCAGTAACTACGCCAAGGAGAACCATGAGTTCTTTTGGAGTAGGAAGTTTAGGGTCAGCATTGTCTGTACCATAGATAGCTTCTTCAACTTTCTTAAGTTTAGTAGCTTCAAGTTTAGTAGAGTCAATGATAATGTGAGCCATTGATTGAGTGTTGTCAACACCTGTGTCAACTGGAGTTGTTGTGAAGTCCCAAGAGAATTCGATAGCATCTGGTGAGTCATTGATTGTTTCAAAGTCTTTAGATGCAACACCCGCAGTGGCATTGTATACCAAATTGATAAGGTAACCGTGACCTGTAGACTCAGTATCATTACCAATAAGTGTACGGTAAGCGAAACCGAATGATTTACGAGTTTGTGCAGTAAGTTTAACACCAGCGACAGCGTCAACTTCACCAAGACAAGCTGCAAATTCATCAGGATAAGTGTAAGCTGAGATAGAACCTTTGAATGATTCTTTCGCGATCAAGTTCAAGTATTTACCGTTGTTAGCATACTTGGCTGTAGCGTCACCACCATCTGGTGATTCAGACACTTTAGTCAAACCATTCCAAGCTACACCCTTTTCATATGTACCAGCACTGGCCATAGGGAAAAGTACACCACGGTCTACACCTGTTTGGTAAGTTTTTTGACCAGTTTGGTCCCAAAGCAATTTTGCCATAGAAATAATAACCTCTCTAATAATATACTCTATACGTCTCTTGATATAAACCATTGTCTACATCGTAATTGTTGAGGCGTACATAATCGAATTTATCAAGCATGGCGTCCTCAATTGAGTCATCGTCCACCCTTGTAAAGAAATTAACAATATAAGACCTGTTAGAACGATAAGCTCTGTTGTTTGCTGACTCTACATCTAGGTAGTTCTTTTCAACAACAATACAAGGGAATTTCAGTTGAGAACCGTCTGGTTTCTGATAATATACCCTTGGACAAATCGTCTTAAGTTCTTCGATGAGTTCAGTATGTGTTCTAGTCATAGTCTTTAATTACTACCCCCAATTGATTCATGTCTTCAAGACTCATAACACCATCAGGTACAATTCGTACTCGTGGTGGGTAATTGAGGATTTTACTTACAGAATACACTTGATTCTTGTAAATAACGTACCAGATACGATTAACACGGTCTGTATCATCATTGGCGAATACAAAAGAGAAGTCGAAGTTAGACTTAATATTCTCGTTAATTCGTTGTGAATCAGAAATATCATAGCGTCTATTTTCGACAATGTTAGCAGGGACCTTTCGATATCGTGTGTACTCGTACGAATATACACCAGGTTTAACCTCTGTCTCTTCAATACCGCGAACTAAGATATCAATTGTCGTCCTCATGCTACTCTCCTATATTCCATTTTGAAATTAGCCGCCTGTACGTCCTGTGCTACCTGGATTTCCTGATGCAGGGCTCGCAGCTTCGTCAGCGTCTGAATGTTTAGACAAGTATTTGTCACCAGGTTTGTCTTGTTTTTCAACCCAGTTAGGTTTTGTCTTAAGGGCATCTTTACGGAATTTAAGCATATCTTCGTTAGTTGCTTCAGCATCTGTAACTGTTACAAAGATGAAGGCACGTGGGATCATGATAGCACCTGAAAGGCGTGCTTCCATAAGGTATTTCATTTGGTTAAAGTCGATATCGAAATCGTCGAATGTTACGACTTGTCCACCTTGAGATTGACCGAATACGTAGTCATTCAAGTTACCAATCAAGAATTTACCTTGAGGCATATCACGGAATTCGATAACTTCAGAACATCCGAAGTAAGATGCAAGGTCTGAGTTAGTTGCAAGACGGTTACCATCGCTTGATGCACCATACAAGTAACGACCGTTCTTATCTTTAAGAGTTTTAAGTTTAGAAAGGTCGAATGGGTTGATGATAAGTGATGGAGAACCAGAACCTTGGTAACCAGGAAGAGTCTTGATTACATCATCAACAACTGACATCCAGTTTTGTGAAGTAAGTTTGATTGTGAAGAAATCATCATCTTTAGTGATTGGACGAATATGTTCTTCGTTGATTTTCTCTTTGTTTGGTTTACCACTAACAATAGCTTCACGACCATCACCAAAGATAGCAGCACGTACGAGCTCTTCTTTGAACTTGATTGATTGTACTTGTTTCAAGAATGAAACTGCATCAATACCGTTTTCGCGAATATCGATTACGTCATCACGGTCAATTGCTGTTTTGTGGATGACAGTTTGTGGTGTAGTTGTACGATAGTACAAGCTGATAAGGCGTTGATTAAGTTTTTCATTACCTTTGATGTAACCACGAGCACGAGCTTGTTCTTCTGTCAAGTCAGCATAAATGTTTTTAACATTTGGTGAAGATACAGCACTGAATTTGTTGAGGATTGTTTCAACGTTTTTAGCGTTAGGATTGTAAGCTTGAATACCTTTTTGCAATTGTGCTGCTGGGAACAAGATATCAATGTTAGAGATACCGTGTTGCAAGAATTCACCAGATGAATCTACACCAGCCAAGGCTGCTTTAATTGAGCCTGTACCAAGAGCTGCTGCTTCACGTACAGCTACATCAGCAAGTTGTGCAGCATGTGTCAAAGTGTCTTGTTCTTCAATTCCATTTTGATTGAAATGATTTTGTTTCATGTCTACTCCTGAATGTTCAATTTCTTCTTCGTCTGTGTCGGCTTCTTCATTAGACTCCTCTTCAGACTCGTCTTCAGACTCTTCGAGTTCTTCAACTTCTTCATCTTCATCGTCTACTGGTTCGAAGTCATCTAGGCTAGAGTTAGCCAATTCATCTTCTTCGATTTCACCAGCAACAGATTGAATGATATTGATAGCCATAGCTTGTTCATCACTAAGAGTTTCGATAACCTCAGCATCTTGTGGTGTAAGTGATTCTACACCGTTTTCAAGCATATTAGTGACTACATCGGCTTGGTCTTCTGTGAGAGTATCAATTACTTCTCCAATAGTCGCCATTTGTTTCTCCTCCGAGTTGGAATGTTTCAACAAGTCTTGTGTTAGACCTGTAGTGATGAAAATCTCATCGCCGACTTGTCCGTCACCGTGAGTAAGAACCTCTTCGATGACAGCACCAGGATTTGCGCCCTTGAGTACTAGTGACACTTCATAGATTTCTCCATGAATCACGTCTTGTCCACTCTTTTGGATTTTACGAGCGCCAATTGACATTTGGTTCACGTCTCCGTGTCGCAAAAGTTCTTTGGCATCCTGACCACGTTCTGTTTCATTGAGATACCCGTAACCGTATACGCCTTGGTCATTTGAATGAAGAAGGATATATCCGATTGTATCTCCTGGTTGAGAGTAAGAATGTTGCCAAACCAATGGTACTTTTTCTCCAGATAGTCCAGAGAAGGCACCATGACGGATAGTTACACCGTCTGAACATTTGAGGTCATTCTTCGTAACCCAACCAGCGAAATCGTAATTTTGTGGTTTCATTTGATACCTCTGATAATGTTGTGTTTACGTTTAAGATACTTAGCGTTCATCTTAGTATCCATCTTGTAGTAACGTCCTGCAAGATTACCCTTATTGGTCGCTACAATCTTATAGAATTCGTAAGTTCTATCTGGCGAAGTTTTAGAAATGTTGTAATACCCAGACTTTTCAGCTTGGGATTTGAAATCTTTATCTTTCTCAAATCGACGCATTAGCTTGTAGTCTGCACGTTCTCTCTTCTTAGAGAGTTTGTTCATTTTCTTGCTAAATTGTTTCTGTTGAGGAGAGACAGAAGATTTTCTTCTAAAACCCCACTTCATACCGATGACACCGTGATGTTGGATAAAATTAGCATCTCGCATAAGAGAACCAAAATATATTTTATCATCCATTTTTATACTCCTTTATTGTTAAAATCCACCCATACCAAAATGGCTATTTATATGATTAGTCATCATGTGGTTGTTAACCATACTGTTGTGGCTGCTTACAGCATTCATTTGTGACGATATAGAATTTCGTACATAATTACCATTGTTTTGCATAAGCGAATGATTATGTGATGAGCCACCATTAATCAATATAGTATCTTGGTGTCTTTTATATCTACCTGAATTTTGACGAGCGTTATCTACATATCTCATACCACCAGTAGAAAGAATATTATTTGCAGATGCACTAGCGGCAACTAAACCACCAAACACGCCAGCTGGTATCTCGGCAACTCCAGAAGCAATTGCTGCACCTGTTCCCGCAATAGTACCAGCAACGGCACCCGCAGTTCTAAGTTTTTGATTACGCATACCAGCTAGAGCACCTTTACCATAACGACGAGCAAGAGCTTCAACATAACCCTCAGTGATTTTTTTACCATCACCACTTTTAAGGTTAGCCACCATTGCTTCGCGTGACATCTTAGATAGTACGTGAGCATCTCGTCCTAGATATTGAGCGTAGTCGCGTCTAGTTGGTTTAGCAGGGTTATCATATCTAAACAAACCTGTTCTACTTGAAACAGCGATACCTTGATTTACATTTTTAAAATCAACATCGTTGTGTACTTTCTTGTAGTCTTTACCAACAGTCTTGATGTATTTCTTACCGTATCGATTTACTCGTCCATAACTGGCTCCAACACTTTTTGCATCAATTTTAGCATCGTGATTGTAGTCTTTAACAAATTTCTTACTTAGTTTAGTAAATTTATTAAAATTCTTATTGTTTAACTCAACTGTTGATCGCAAACCAGGTAAAGGAGTATTTCTTTTTGCTCGGTGTTGCCCCCATTTCATTCCAAGAACACCGTAGTGTTGTAGTTCATTTTAATTTTTTTCTTTAGAGATACTAGATAGAGCGGCTTGATAATCGAAAGTCGCAGATTGTTGGATATTATTCTTACGTTTTTTACTCTTATAGTAAGATTCATTTTGAGCTTCCAAATCTTTAGTACGACTAGCATTACGACGACGGACAGACTCACTAGCAGATTTGTTAGACTCGTACATGTTCTCCATCTTACGAGTATTATTCTCTTCTAGGTTAGACCCTTTATTACGTTTTGCGATACGTTTGTTTTGGTCTTCTAAGTCTTTAACCCGTTGATTCCACTCGTTATATTGTTTAGAATTCTTACGACGCTCATCAGGAGATTTAGACATATGGTCTTTCATCTTACCCTTATATTTACGAATAAGAGCATCATTACCAGACTTCATGTCACCGTTACGGAATTTCTCACGAGTGTTTTCACCGATAGCATCACGAGAACGGTTCTTATCAGATTTCTGTTTAGCTTTAATATCTCTACGTGTTTCGTTACGTTTGATTTTAGCTACAGACTCTTCAGCTTTCTTACGTGTCTTGTTACGTTTTTCGCGTTTATCCATAGCTTTACCACGAGCGTTGTCAATCTTACGCATTTTATCTTTTTCAGATTTAGCTGCTTTACGATTACGTTTCTCGCGTTTATCCATAGCTTTACCACGTTTTTCATCGAGCTTCTGAGATTCAGATTTCTTGTACTTACCTTGACCGTATCGTCTGTCAAGTTTGTCTTGAATACGTGCTACAAGTTTCTTATCGATTTTACGCTTCTTATATCCAGCAGCAGCCAAAGCTTTATCGCCAGATTTTTTACCAAAAGTACCAGTTGTTGTTTTAGAAATAGTAGGAAATACAGTCTTCTTAGCAACTCGGATAAGATTACTTGCTGTCTTAGAAACAGCTTGAGCTGTAGGGCGGACCATATTGGATGCTGTTTTGGCTGCTGAACTTACAGTCTTCTCAGACTTCTTGTACAAGTCACCAAACATGTCCATAACAGAACGTCCAGCACGACGAGCTTCGCTTACACGACGTTTAGCCTCTTCAGACCATTTGCCGCCATGAAGGAGAATCTCGTTGTTAGGGTCAATATCTCTTACTGACCATTCTTGTTTCTCCATTATTACCTCCTAATAGGATTACCTGCTTCATCAACAGGATTACCTTGATAGTCTACAAAGTTACCATTCTCGTCTTGATAGACGTACTGACTAGGATCATCTTCACCCATACCAGTGTCAGCTTCTTGTCCAGCAGTTGCAATACCACCCATCTGGTTACCGTCCGCAATATTACGGTTGTAAAGTTGGTCAGCCAATGGATTAGGGTGAGGTTCTTTACCAATGAATTGACGAATCTCATTAGGTGTAAGGATTGCATTACGAGAGAACAAGTCTGCAGTATTAGCAAGTTGTTCAATAGGAAGAATCTTAAATGGGTCTCGATAGAACTGAACAACCTGTCCTTGAGTGCGAGCTGTTTTACTAATAAAAGCAACATTGACTGCATCCACAATAGCTTGTAGAATTGGATCAATTACTCGGTTATAATAAAGGTTAAGCTCTGCCCCAGATTGAGTACCATTGATAATGTTCTCAGTGATACCGATTTGGTTGTAGAAATCTTGCTTAAGTTTATTAATATCCTCAAGAGTATTGTTCTGGATGTTACCACCAGTTGGAATGAACTTCTCATTGTTATCCAATGTAGCCAAACCGTAAGCAGACTTACTCATCTCAGCTTCCAACTGTTTACGACGTCTATCCGCTTGCTTCTGATGATAGTCAGAGTTTGTCTGATAAGGAAATTGGATAAAACCATTAATCTTACCAGCCGCGGCATTCCTGTCCTCAGAGTTCATCAAGTTAATCTTTTGTTTCAAAAGTTGAAGTGTTTGGTTACTATCTTGTAGAATACCACTAAGGGGAGACTCGATAATAGCTATATCTTCTTTCTTAAGAGATTGTTCGAATTCCAAACCAGTATCTTCGTTGTAATATCGCACCTTGACGCAGTCAGTAAACCATTGTGTGATTTTACCTACACGAACTGACTCAACATCGAAAGTTTTTTCACCATCCATGATTTTATCAGTGGCAGTTGGAACGATAGCGATAACACCTTCATCAAGTAGAGACCACACCAAATCAATAATGAATGCTCGTCCCGTTTGGTCAATGTTCGCCTTGTAAGTAAGACAGTCAATCAAACCAGATTTAATTTCATTTTGATTTTTTGTAAGTGCGTCAATCTTCAAGTGTTTGAACTCAACTGTAGATGCATCAATAGCAATACGGTTGATAATAGATTTAATCAAATCACTACCATAAGAGGTGTTCATTGATTGAATGTACGAAGGAGAATGATATGTCGAAATCGATTGCCAATTGGAACCAGGTTCGACTGTGAAACTACCATTACCCATCGCGTTCGCAGACTCGTACGTTTTGTACGAATGTAGCAAAGTCGACATATGTTCACCTTTCTACATAAACATCTCTCTATTACGAGTCATCGCAACCCAGGCATCCATAAGAGCAGCCACGTTATCGATTTTCTCATCAGAGCGACGCTTATCTAATTTGTAGTTACCATTGTTATCCTGTAATGCTACAGAATTACCCATGGCGAATTTCATCAGCTCTTCGTCGAATATCAACATACGAGCCTCTGCAAGTGCTTTGATTTCACCCAATGGTACAGACTCAGTCTTAACACCTTGTCGTACTGTCTCAACACCATACTCACCGTTTTCCATGCACCAGCGGTCAACGAAAGCTCCAGCGTTGTAAGGGTCAAATCCGAATGACAGAACAGCCCAATCATGCTCATGAATGTAATCACGAACATCTTCGTATACTGCCACCCATTCCAAGAGAGAACCAGGCATGATTACCAACGTTCCTTCTTGTTGTAATTCGTCGTATTTGTATCTTGTTGCGGAAGGGAGTTTACGGTACTTAGACTCGGATACATACGACCTTGTCTTAATACCAAACCTCTCTCCACCCAAAGGAAATACCCAAGTAAATGCCCAGAAGTCGTCCCCTTGTGATGCGTCCATACCCATAGAACATGGCAATTTGTCATAGTTCTGATAAGCGTGTTTTTGGATCTCATCGTAAGTAAAGAAGTAAGTATAACCTTCAACAGGGATACCAAAACGCTTAGCAAGGATATCGTTCCTTGTAGCAGGGTTGGCCTCAGCACGTTTAACGTCACGCATGTAAGCGTCGTAGGATACAGTTACTCCGATATTAGGACTGGCTTTAATCCAGGCAGAAGGGTCGTTCACTTCGTTCAAGTCATCTAGACGATAATACCAGATTGATGTATGAGGGTCTTCGTATTCACCTCGTAGGATTTTCAATAATTCCATTTTGATTGAGTCACCTACGGAGTCACGAACGGTACCCTCAGAGGATACTGCCAGGATAATGTAATCATCTACACCACCCTTGGCTGCTGATTGTTCTAGTGCACCGATAACGTCCTCTTTAACGTCACCAGAGAGCCACTCATCGACAGTAGCATACTTAGCACGAGAACCTTGCAGTTTATCAATACGCATTGGTCTGATTTCGACGTACGAATTGGTAATCTTATTCTCAATACCCTTCTTAGTTGATGCCAACTTAGCTTGTGTATACTGTGAGCGTGACTTGTTAGAACCATCAGTCAATACAGAGAACAACGGGCCACGAGACTTCGCAATAGCCGTTGAGAAGGGCATCATAACCTCTTCCGCTTGAGCCATTGTGGGAGCCGTTGTGATTTGTTGTGTTGTCTTTGTATCTGTTAATAGACCATATGCTTGGATAGTCGTCTCGTAAAGTGATTTTGAATTACCACGAGCGATAATCAAATACTGTTTATTACGAAGACGTCGCTTCTTGCGAACTGTAATTCTACGACCAGTAGCTGGGTCGATTGTGTCTTCTTCCGAATAATAGTACCATGACAATAAGTCTTCAGCCCACATCTTAAATGTTGGGAGAAGCGTCAAGTCAGTACCATCAGTTAGAGTCAGTTCAGCTTCACAGAAACGGACATACCCATCAATGGCGTTTGGGTCATAGAAATACTCAGGATTAGCGATGTCATCATCAATCCTGTTCATTTGGAGTGAGATGTTCTCGCATACTCTAGTCTCGCCTCTTAAAACTGAGTCGCGAAACTCACCATAATATTTCGGGACCATAGTATTAGATAACATAAGTTACTCCGTTAATTACCATTGACTTTCTTGTTGAAGTCGCTATAGAATTTAGCAGCGCCTTTAAGCATATCGTTACTAGATTTGAGACTTTCATACACGTCTCTGTCTTGTTTGTAACGTTTGATGTTCTTAGGATTACCACTGTATGACTTGGCATCCTTATCGTATGAAACACCGTAGGCTTCAGGTCTAACACCATTACGATAGAACATCTTTTCCAAACCATAATCGGCTGCGACTTCCATACCAACAATAGCAGCAGTTGTAAGGATTTTCTTACGACGCTCTTTCTTAGCTTGTTCGGCTTTTGCACGTTCTCGTTGTGGAGAATATACCAAGGACTCGAATTCGCGTTCAGCTTTAATACGTTCGTTACGAGCTTTAATAGCTCTCGTACTCATACGGTCACGATGCTCATACTCGTAAATAAACTGGTCTTCACGCATTCGGTCGTTAACTTTCTTAACATTACGTTTACGACGAGGGTCTTGGTGTTGTTGTGCGGCGATTTGGTCGTTAGGATCTTTCTTGCGGAACTTGCGTAGAATACCTCCTGTTTTAGGATTACGCATTGCTCCTGAAGAACCACTAAAACGACCTTTACGTCTACCCCATTTCATACCCAGGATACCATAGTGTAGAAGGTCGTCCTGAGATTGTTGTTGAGCAGAAATGAGGACTTCGTTGATAGAGTTAGTTTTCACCATTCTCCACCTCCATTCTAATCCTCCATAGTAAATGCTCAAGCGATTTTTCTAAGATTGATTGTTGTTGTGATGGCGGTGGGTCAAACATCAACATAATATATTGGACAACGTATTGTTTACCTGTTTCCAATAGATTTTCATTGTCGACATCTTCCCATTCCATTTTGACGTCTTTGTCCCAATCACCAGTCCACTCAGGTTGTTCCATTACCAAACCATTTTGTTTGAGTGTAAGGAACGCAGTTGAGATTAGTGATTCGAGAGAGAAGACGTACTGTCCATCAACAACCAAATCTTTTGTCAACGATGGGGCTCGTTCGACAACATCTTGTAAAATAGATGACATTTAATTACCCCATAGAATTGTATCGCCTGGTGTTCTTTCGACATACTCTTCCTCTTTGGGTTTACCATAGTGGATTGTATTGTGTGTCGCAATAGAACAACAGATTAGGTTGTCTTTATCGAAGAGTTTCTCGACATTCCAATTCTCGATATCCTCCTCGTATAAAGGGTTAATATGGTGAACGATAATAGGTCCTTCGATTGGTAATCCTAAGATACCAAGGTCGCAACCTAAATCTCGTTCGATGACTTCATCTCGCACGCGCATCCATTCACGCGACTTGTAGAAACGATTAGACATATGACGTGGAGAAGTAGCATTACCATCTAATAACATTAGATATTCTAGTCTAGCATTCCAGTCTTCCTTGTTGAGGGCTAGTTCTGCTGACCTAACCTTCCATGAATTCTCCTTCAAGCCAATCGTCTCCTTCTTCCTTGTCGTGTGAAGGTAAATATCCAGCGAAAGCACGCATTGCCTCCGTGTACGCCTCGTTAGACTTACGTTCAGAGTTGATAGCTTCAGTCTTAGCCTGGAGCATTTCGTTCTGTAGTCTTAAGTTTTCTTCTTTTAGTTGATTAGTAGGGGAAGCACGATTTAACCAAAACACAATTTCGGCTGAACTGGCTTCACCATTACGGAGACGCTCTTCGGATACTTGCATTGCGAGTGCTTGCATCTTCTTGTCATATTGTTCAGGGGTCCGTCCCTGGAATTTTGGTTGTAGTGTTTCATCCATACTCTAGCTCCTATTCAGCGTCAGCTTCCTTGCTTGCAAGATAGACTTGTTCTACAGAGAATTCTGAGTTAGCAACAAAGCCACCTTGTAGGAGTTCGATGAATTTACCATCAGCAGTTTCACGACCTTTGAACTGTGTACCTTCAGGAAGTACATCCTCACTTGTTGTGTCGTCTACTGGTGCTTTACGTACAATTACACCTGCTGGTGCAATCACTTTATAGTGATTATACATGGGTTTCTCCTTACTTTTAGTATAGTTTTTGAGACATACCTATCTCAACCACACACACTAGCCGTACCAACGACATAGAACCAGCATAATAAAACCCAAATTTAACTCAGAAGGAATGAAACGTACGGAGAAAGGATGAAACCCGCATTGTTTTTTAACACAGTATTGCTTACATAGTGTGTTTAGACCTGTAAATATGGCTAGTGTGCATGACTGAAATAGGTATAGACCTAAAATCAGTTTTCAAATTTTTGCAACGGGGAAATTTTCGAG